GATAAGAGAGCACAGTACAGGACATATTCATACTGCTATTGGAGTTCTTAATCATCGCATACAACAATTAGAACAACAATTCTTACAAGAACAACAACAGAGAAACCGATGAGCGCAACTAAAATAAAATCTAACCTAACAACAGAACGTTCCTACTTTAAACCATTCAACTATGCATGGGCATACGATGCGTGGTTGAAGCACGAGCAATCGCATTGGATGCATACAGAAGTTCCAATGTTGGAAGATGTTAAAGATTGGAAGAAGAAACTAACGACGGAAGAGAAACAATTCCTTACTCACATATTCCGTTTCTTTACTCAGGGAGATATTGATGTAGCGGGTGGCTATGTTAATAACTATCTTCCATACTTCCCGCAACCAGAAATACGAATGATGTTGTTGGGGTTTGCAGCTCGTGAAGCACTACACGTGGCGGCATATTCACATTTGATTGAAACGTTGGGTCTACCCGATACCACATACAATCAATTCATGGAATATCAAGCGATGAAAGATAAACATGATTATGTCATGGATATATCTTCCAACAACTCCACAAAAGAAAACACAGCAATTCATATCGCTACGTTCTCGGCATTTACTGAAGGTATGCAGCTATTCAGTTCGTTCATTATGTTGTTGAACTTCCCTCGCCAAGGCAAGATGAAGGGAATGGGACAAATTGTTACTTGGTCGATTGTAGATGAAACACAACACTGCGAATCGATGATTAAGTTGTTCCGTACATACATAAACGAGAATCCCGAAATCTGGAATGATGATTTGAAAGGTAGACTCTATACTGTAGCAGAAAAGATGGTAGAGCTCGAAGATAAGTTTATTGACCTGGCGTTCCAAATGGGCGCTATGGAAGGGATAACATCAGAAGATGTGAAGAAATACATTCGCTACATTGCTGATCGTCGTTTAATTGGTCTTGGCATGAAGGGTATCTTTAAAGTCAAAAAGAATCCATTGCCATGGGTAGAAGAGATGATTAATGCTCCAACACATACAAACTTCTTTGAGAATAGAGCAACTGATTATGCAAAAGGTGCTTTGTCTGGAACGTGGGATGATGTTTGGGGTAAAGCAGCTTAATGGAACTAATATACCTTCTTGTTGCAACTCACATCACAATCCTTTGCGTAACAATATTCTTACATAGAGGTCAAGCACACAAAGGCTTGACCTTCCATCCAATCCTTAGTCACTTTATAAGGTTCTGGTTGTGGCTGACGACAGGAATGGTTACAAAGCAATGGGTAGCAATTCACCGCAAACATCACCAACGTTCAGATGTGGAAGGAGATCCACACAGTCCTCATGTATACGGGATTTGGCAAGTATTATTTAAAGGTGCATTCTTATATCACAACGCATCTAAAGATCAAAATATGATCAATACTTACGGTGTAGGAACTCCAGACGACTGGATGGAGAAAAACATATATAGCAAGTACTCACGAGTTGGAATTACTTTGTTATTGCTAATAAATTTACTTTGTTTTTCTTGGTGGGGCTTATTAATTTGGGGTATTCAAATGATATGGATACCGTTTTGGGCAGCAGGCGTTATTAATGGTTTAGGTCACTGGTGGGGATATAAAAATGGACAAACGAATGATCATAGTCGTAATATTAGCCCTTGGGGTATTGTTATTGGCGGTGAAGAGTTACATAACAACCACCACCTTGCCCCAGCCAGTGTCAAGTTCAGCCGTACGTGGCTAGAATTTGATATAGGTTGGATGTGGATCAATATTTTTAAGGTGTTTGGTCTAATACAATTTAGGAGGTAAAATGTTTCAGTACGACGAGCAAGAGGAAAATATAATCCTTTGTATAAATTGTGATGCGGAATACACAATAACCAAAATAGATGATGAAGAAGTAGAACCAGAGTTCTGCCCATTTTGCGGGTATCATCTCATCGATGAGGAAGATGATGATGAAGAAGAAGATGATGAGGACGGAACGACAAGATTCTGACATTGATATAAATAGGTACAAGCAGTACTTTGTTATGAGATTCCTTATAACACAAAAAAACGAAAGAATTAAAAAATGTACAAAAAGATCGCTACAGCGGTGCTTTTTGTTATGTTTACATCCATGGCAATGGCTGATCCCATTGTTACTGATTCGACTAGTAGATCTACAACTGACTCTACTTCCACAAGCACAACCACAGTAAAATCCCCACCTCCAACCGCGGTTGCACCAGCAGTTACGGTTATTAACTCCGACGTCTGTGCAGTGGGTGTATCCGGAGCAGCTCAAACTCAAATCTTAGGTATCAGCTTTGGTTCTACCATGGTTGATAAAAATTGCGAAAGACTTAAACTTGCTCGTGGCATTTATGACATGGGTATGAAAGTTGCAGCAGTTTCCATCATGTGTCAAGATGAACGAGTATTCTCGGCGATGATGAATGCTGGTACACCATGTCCAGTTGATGGTAAAATTGGCGAGCCAGCTAAAGCAATTTGGGAATCTGCCCCAGATCGCCAGCCACAAAAGATTAAGAGCAAGGACTAACCAGTGAAGTCTCTAGTTGTTCTTTTGTTTAGTTGTTTACTGAGTATTTCAGTAGCACAAGCACAACTATTGATTCCTGGAACTAATCTAACCGTGACTACTGTTAATGGTGGGACAGGTAGTTTGGTATCAATTCCAATTCCCGGAGACTCTGGATTATCCATTACCGTTGGTCAGGGTTCTGCTGCACTACCCCTTCAAAATATTAATAATCTAACCGATTCGACCCTTATTCAAATGGGAGATGATGGGTGGAAGAATATTCCATTGCCATTCCAATTTTCTTATTGGGGACAGTCATTTAACGAATCCACAATGTATAGCAACGGGGTAGTCCAGTTTGGAAGGCCAGTTCCTACCAATGGTTGGCCAACTTGGAACAACGCTTTCTGTTGCCATGGTTCAGATTTGACTACAAACACAAACACTGGTCATAATTATTCTATTATGCCATTATGGACAGACTTAGTTGACTTCGATGGTAATACTACCTACTATCGTGGAACAGCAGACTCTATGACTTATGGGTGGTACAATCAAAGTCAATATGGCCAAAGAGATAATAGAAACACATTTGAATTAAAAATAAACAATAGTGGCGCATTTGATGTTCGTTATGGTGGAACATTTATTTCCTCAACACACGGCGTTACTATTGGTATGACTGGAGATTTATCGCAAGGTCAACACGTTCAACTCTATAATGGAATGGGACTTACTGGTCCAACGACTGGGTTCAGTTGGGGGGCTTTGAGTGGTACTAATGTTGTCGATCAGTGTATTATTAATCCACTATCATTGCCCTCATGTCCAGGATACCAAGCTGCATACACAACTCAACAATGTGCAATAAGTGCATTATTTGATCTATCATGCCCAGGTTATGCAGCTGCTTTTTTGACTCAACAATGTTCAATAAATTCATTATATAATACACAATGTCCAGGCTATGCAGCTGCCTACTTAACTTATCAGTGTTCCATTAATCCTCTTTACTCAACTACGTGTACTGGTTATGCTGAAGCGTATAAAGCACAACAATGCACATTAGATGGATTGTATGACAGAACATGCCCCAATTATGCAGACGCATATGCAAGAAGATATGTATTAGGCATTCCATCTTCTGGAACAATAAGTTATGGGCCAGCTGATTCAAGATGTACGGTTGGCTGTGACACATCGACTACCCAAAACTCAAATGCTGGACCAGCTACATCAGGTTATTCTGGTCCAGGGGCCACTAATGTATCGACAACTCAGCCAGTAACTTCGATCAGCAACTCAGGACAAGTTTCTACTGGTGTCGCTCTTACAAATGATAGTAACGTGAACGCTGCAATTACAACTCCAAGAATGGATGGACCAGCTGCATCTACTGGCAATAGTCCCGTTGCCTCTTCCATGAATTCGCCTGGACCAGCTGCATCCGGATCTTCAACCCAAACAGCAAATGCTGAACCAGCCGCTAGACAAGAACAAAAATCAGAGGACAAAAAAGATGATGCTCCGAAAGGCTCTGGAGGCAGTTCTCCGTCACAGAATACTGGTACTGCTCAAGCGTCATCTGATAAACCGGCAGCACCAACTGCTCGACAAGCACTCCAAGAACGAAGAGAAGCTGCAGCAAAAGCAGAAGCAGTAGAAAAGGGTAAAGACCTTGCCAATCAAATGGGTAAAGCATCTGATCTAGAAGCTCAAAAAGCTGTGCAGAATGTAGTAATTCAAGCAATGGGATTCACTCCTGGGTTTGATGCTTATGGCAAACAATTAATTGTACAGCAACAATTCTATAAACCATATCAAGTTTATGGAAATCAAAAAACTATTGACAATCGGGCCAACTTGAGAATGTTTGGTGGCACTGATAGACTTCATAATGAAATGGTGGAGAAACAATATGAAGGTAGATAATGGATCCGTTAACGTTATTTGCCCTTTGTAATGGGGCAGTATCAGCCGTAAAGGCAGGGTGTAAACTTTATAAAGACATCAAGGGGGCGGCTGGTGAGGTAAAGGATGTTCTCAAAGATTTAGATCAACAGTTTGCAAAACTGCATCCCCCAGAGAAGCCACCAACGACGGAGCAGAAGAATGCTCTGATAAAGGAAAAGAATCGCGTAATTGAATTAAATAAACGCGAGGGTGAGACTGTAGGAATCTATACGGAAATTGGCGAACATCTGGGAGCTTATTATGATAACTATTATAAGTGTATAGCAATTTTTGAGGAAGAAGAAAAGCGTAGTAAGAATGAAGTATATCAAGGCGAAAGTAGTTTAGGTAAGAGAGCCTTACAACGTGTTCTAATGAAAAAGCAATTAGAGCAAATGGGAACAGAGTTGCGCGAAATAATGGTATACCAGAGCCCTCCAGAATTAGGGGCTTTGCATACTGATGTGGAAGAGATGATGCAAATAATGGGCAAGCAACAAAAAGGTCTCATTATACGACAGATGAAACAGCATGAAATTGATATGAAGAGAGAAAGACAAAGGAAACATATGCTTTACATTAATATGTTAATTGGTATCGGAAGCTTGGTGGTTGCATGTAGTGTTGGAATAATGATTTTGTATGTTATTAAAGATAGAATTGAAAAGTATCCTCAATATGGGAATGGATGGATACCAAAATCTGAGTTACAGAGACAAAAAGAATCACAAAAACACATATACGTAGGAAGATAAAACATGGCAGAAGAAATTAAAGACGTCAACGCAAAGATTGACGAAGCCGAGGCAGCAGTCAAAAAGTATGCTAGCAAAGACACAGTAATTAGTATTGGTGGGTATGAATTTACTCCAGCTAAGCTGATGGTAGCATTTACATTAGTATCATCTCTGCTTGGTGGTCTCTATGGCACGTTCGAAGTGTATAAAGACTACATGGGCATGAAGAAAAAGATAGCCGAGTATGTCACACCAGACTTGACAGAGCTGTATAAAAAAATGGAAGTCTTGGATGCTAATACTAGCAAGATGACTGAATATACTAACAACATTAAAAACGACTTAAAGCAAGATGTTCGTAGAGTAGAGTCTGTTGTTGAGAATATGGAAAGATCTACAAAGTCTAGTCAGAGAGATACTGACCAAGCAATTAAAGAAATTAAAAAAGAATCTGACACTACATTGAAAGAAGTTCGTAGATATAGCGATCAGAGTGTGAAAGAAGTAACACAAGAGCTAATTAAAAACCAAAAAGAAACAACAGCGGAAATCCGTGCGTTGAGAAGTGAAGTTGATATGAAGATTAAGAAAGCGTTGGATAATCCTCTGTCCAATTAAGGAAGAAGGAAGCTATGTCAGAAGAGAAAGTAGATCTTAATAAGAAGGTCGATGAGTTAGAAGCAGCAGCAAAGAAGTTTGCAAGTAAGGATACTGTAATCTCAATCGGAGGCTACGAGTTTACTCCAGCTAAACTAATGGTTGCTGCAACCCTTATATCATCCGTTCTTGGTGGCCTTTACGGCACGTTTGAAGTATACAAAGATTATCAAGGTATGAAGAAGCGTATTGCTGAGTATGTGGCGCCAGACTTGTCTGAACTAAACAAGAAGATGGAAATCACTATGCAAAACTCAGAAAAGTCTGTACAGTATACTCAAGATATCAAGAACGACTTGAAGCAAGATGTCCGTAGATTAGAAAAAGTAGTTGAGCAAGTAGAGCGAGATGGTAAACAACTCAACCGAGAAGTGGATCAAGACATGCGCCAAATTCGTAAAGAGATAGACAGTAAGATACAAAAAGCATTAGATAATCCTCTAGCAAAATGAAATACTTGTTGTTGGCAATATTAGTATTAACTACGCTGACAACACATTCCTACTCGCAAGAAATGAAATGCGTCAGGTGGTCTTGGACTGGTGATGTGTATGAGAGAAAAGTTGTTTGCTTGGAGTGGAAAAAAGAAACTAAAAAATGATTGATCCTGCATCCATAGAGTTGGCTTTTGCAACGGCTCAACGAGCTATCGGGGGTATTAAACAAGCTGTGGCTATGGGTAAAGACATTAAAAGTTTGTATGTACAATTTGGAGCATTCTTTGAGAACAGTGATAAGATACACACAGCCAATTGTTTGGGTGAAATCAGGGGAATAACGAATGGACAAATTAGGTCCAAATCTTTAGCTATTGCTATGCAAAGTAAAGCTTTGCGTGAAGCGGAAAAAGAACTAAAGGAAATGTTAATTTGGTCAGGCAATAAAGATGTTTGGGATGAAATGATGAAAGAGAGGGTTCGTATGTATAAAGAACGAGCCGCTCAAGAATCTAAAGAACTTCAAGCCAAAGCAAAGAAACGTCAAGGTCTAATAGACAATCTATTGATTTTTTCATCGTCCGTAGCAACAGTGATACCTACGATAACGCTTATATTTAATACTCTAGTTAAATACGCACCGAAATAAAATTTTGAGTGAATGATGGTTTGGGCTCTCTGTGGGAAGATCTTTAAAGATCCGAAAACAACACGATAAATAACTCACATGAAGTACAAGACAATATTCATAAGTGATGTACACTTAGGCACTAGAGATTGTCAGGCTGGTAAGCTAAACAATTTTCTAAAGCATAATAATTGCGAGACTTTGTATCTTGTAGGGGATATTATCGATGCTTGGAAAATCCAACAAAATAAGTGGAAGTGGAAACAACCTCACACTAATGTAGTGAGAAGAATTCTTGGGCATGCTAAGCGAGGAACAAAAGTAATATACGTTGCTGGTAACCATGATGAGTTTTTAAGACCGATGATACCGTATGGTTTTTCGTTTGGTCTAATTGAAATTAAAAATCAAACCGAACACATTGGCATAGATGGAAAACACTATTTGGTTACACATGGTGATTTATTTGACGGTATTACTCGTCTTGCTCCTTGGCTTGCATTTATGGGTGACAAGTTATACGATCTAGTGCTTGATTGGAATTCTCGGTTCAATTGGATTCGTCACAAACTAGGATTTGGTTATTGGTCGCTGTCTAAATATCTAAAGCATAAAGTGAAAAAAGCATCTGACTTTATGTTTCAGTTTGAGCGTAATCTTACTGGGTATTGTAAGAAGCGAGGTTACGACGGAGTCATCTGTGGTCACATTCATCATGCAGAAATCAAAGAGATTGATGGGGTGACTTACATGAATGATGGAGATTGGGTTGAATCCTGCACTGCCTTAGTAGAACATTATGATGGCAAGTGGGAAATTATTACATGGACAAAGGATAGTGATAATGAAAGTAAAGAAACTAATACTGAAACTGCACCAAGCAGCAGTAACGCATAACCCCAAAAAAGAAAAGAAGATTTGGTTTAAATTACTGAAGAAGTCTTTAAAGCATAGGCATACTGAAGCAGTAAAGTAGTATGCCGAAGGTTTTAATAATAACCGACAACTTGCCGGATCAAATTAATGGCGTCGTCACGACATACAAAAACATTGAGGCATGTGCGGTTCGCGATGGTTATAGCATTGATTATCTTGATCCCAGGAGCTTCAGCTATATTAATTGCCCTGGCTACAACGAAGTCAAGATTAGCTATCCCCGGAACTTGGGCAAGAAGATTGAGAAGATCAATCCGGATTATATCCACATCGCCACCGAAGGTCCTTTGGGTCTGTGGGCTCGAGCATATCTTTCAAAACGTGGCATTAGGCATAATACTGCTTATCATACTAAATTCCCTGAAGGACTTAAAACCTTATTTGGCATTCCTGAGTTTATAACTTGGAGATTCGTTCGTTGGTTTCATAAGCACAGTGGTAAGGTGCTAACAACTACCGAGACAATGGTTAATGATCTCAAAGCGCATGGATTTGGAGGAGAAGTCATTTCCTGGACTCGTGGGGTTGATCGGGATGTATTTACTCCTACACTCAGAAAAGAATTACCAGCAAAATATTTTCTTTGCGTTTCGCGCGTAAGTAAAGAAAAGAATCTTGAAGAATTTTTAAAATTAGATTATCCGGGCTATCAGAAGATTATGGTAGGGGATGGTCCAATGTTAGAAACTTACAAAAAACAATATCCCGACGTACACTTCACAGGGTTTAAGACAGGCACAGATCTAGCCCATTATTACGCCAATGCTGAAGTGTTTGTATTTCCAAGTATGTGGGAGACGTTTGGTATAGTGATGATTGAAGCAATGGCTTGTGGTACACCAGTTGCTGCATTTCCTTGTGATGGTCCTAAGGATGTGATCGAGCAAGGTGTTACTGGATTTATGAATGACAATCTATCCAATGCCATTGATGGATGTTTACAATTGAGAAGAGAAGGTGTATTGAAAGGTAGCCAACGTTGGAGTTGGGACAATGCTTGGAAGATCTTTAAACAAAATTTAACATAATGAAGCCTACGATTGCATTATTTTTACATCACCCTTATTGTTCTAAGGATTGTGTAGATGCAATGACAACAGCACTATCTCCTAAGTATAATATAAAAACGTTTGACGGAAATGATATAACCGACCCCAACTTTTTTGATGGTGTGTCGGTTATTGCTTTTCCGGGTGGTGTTGGAGATTCGGATTCTTGTTATAAGTTGTTCTCGAGAAGAACTGGTAACCGGATAGCAAAGTATATTGAAGATGGTGGTTACTATCTTGGCATCTGTATGGGAGCGTATTGGGCAGATGAGTGGTACTTCGATCTGATAGGTGATGTAAGGGCCGTACAATACATCAAAAGGCCGAATGCTGACGTTAAACGAAGCTACGGCACAGTTGCATCTGTCGACTGGAATGGTCAGCAAGAGAAGATGTATTTTTACGATGGGTGTGCTTTAATTGGGGATGAGAGCGAATTCAAAACAATCGCTCGTTATGCAAATGGCGACCCAATGGCAATTATCAAAGGCAGAATAGGGTTGATTGGATGTCATCCCGAAGCTCAACTTTATTGGTATGAGAAGCCTTGGCAGTACATAAATAAATACTGGAATGGTGGAAAACACCACAACTTACTATTAACCTTCGTCGATGAATTGATGGAAACAAAAATGGTCATTAAATGACATGGCTTTACGATGGGGAAGTATATGAGACACCAGAAGAATCTCACTATGGCTTCGTTTATCTAATTACAAACTTACATACAGGAAAAATGTATGTTGGTAAGAAATTGTTTTGGTTCAAAAAAATCAAAACATTAAAAGGTAAGCGCAAACGCTACCTGGCTGAGAGTGACTGGAAAGGTTACTTTGGCTCATCAATCTCTCTTAACGAAGATGTCAAACGTCTAGGAGACGATCAATTCAAACGGGAAATCCTACACCTATGCGTGTCCAAAGGAGAGTGTTCCTATTACGAAACCTACGAACAAATAACACGAGCTGTTTTATTTAAACCTGATCTGTATTATAATGATTGGGTTATTTGTAGAGTACATAGGAAGCACATCCTAAACACTCAAGGGGAGCGAATATCAACCCCACAAAAACAAAAGAAGTTAAAAGCAGTAGTCTGACCCTGTTGTCTTTATAATCAGGATCAAGTATTATTGCAGATACGTTCAAAGGGCCGGTAGCTTAATGGTAAAGCAGGGTACTCATAATGCCTTGAGTCTTGGTTCAATTCCAGGTCGGCCCACCAATCTTGTTAAAAAATGAAACGCGTACAATATAAAATTAGACCTGATGTTGTTTTGAAAAACAAACTTAACAACGAAATTGTAAGAGGTAATATCATCAACGAAAAAGAGATTGATGGTAAGAACTATTGGGTGTTGAATGTCCCTAGTAGGGGCGCGCAGCAATTGAGCTATTCAAAAGATTCGTGGATTTTAACTAAAGGAAGATGATTATGGAAATGCTTGAGAAACCACTAGCAACAAAAGAAGGACGTGAATGGCTTCAGGGTCATTTAAGGATGGGTCCTATGGCAATTGTGTTTACTAAAAAGGATGGTAGTGAGCGAGAAATGAATTGCACATTAGCCGAAGCTGTAATTGTTCCCCACGAGAAGACAACTGATCGGGTTAAAGAAGAAAACCTCGATACACTGGCTGTTTGGGACTTGGACAAAGAAGCGTGGAGATCATTTCGCCTAGATAGTGTTATTAGTGTAAAATTTGATTTGTGAGAATATAATGCCGATAGCAACAGATGAGTTGAGTAAGAACGCAATGGGCGGTACTGAGATGATGAAGTACGGTTTACAAGACCGTATTGATCCTCAACTACTTGACCACTTCAATATAACCGCTAGCCGCTTTCGTGGAACTAGCCCCGGTAAGCTAGAACTGTACTGGCTACACGACCTTCCTGGTGATCCAGAATCCCAACACCTCGCTAATGGTGGATGGAATAAGTTCGAGAAACTGATCTTCGTTTCAAACTGGCAATTCCAACAATACCAACAGCACTACGGACTTCCATGGTACAAGTCAGTTGTATTGCAGAATGCAATTGAACCAATCTATACTAAAGAAAAGTCTAAAGATAAAATCAAGATTATCTACAATACAACTCCACATCGTGGATTGGAAATTCTTGTTCCTGTATTTGATAAATTGTGCGAACGATATGACAACATTGAACTAGACGTATTTTCCTCGTTTAAAGCGTATGGATGGGCTGACCGAGATGAGCCATACAAGGATCTATTCAAATTTTGTGAAGAGCATCCTAAGATCAATTACCACGGCTATCAACCGAATGATGTAGTGAGAGCAGCTCTTGCTGAAGCACACATTCAAGCATACCCTTCTATTTGGTTAGAAACATCGTGTATGGCTTTAATGGAAGCAATGAGTGCTGGTTGTTTGTGTGTACACCCCAACTACGGCGCGTTGTACGAGACGGCAGCAAACTGGACTTGGATGTATCAATGGACACAAGACAAACGCGACCATGCTGTATCGTTGATCAACCACCTAGCAATGGGCATTGAGAACTATTGGACTGATGCTGTACAGACGCGTTTAGCCGGTCAGAAATCGTATGCTGATGTATTCTATAGTTGGCAATACCGTACACACCAGTGGAATGCGCTACTTGGTGGTATTTTAGAAGACCACAATATTAAGTTACCCGAAAAAGCTGTTGACTAATTAGGGTAATTCGATTACAATAACATAATGATTATCATAGATATCAGCCAAGTGATGATCGCCAATATTATGGCTCAGCTTGGCAATCACACTAATACTGTGATAGAAGAAGATATTTTCAGACACATGGTTCTGAACAGCATTCGTTCGTTCCGTAAAAACTTTGCTGACTATGGTGAGATTATTATTGCTTGTGATGATAAGAAGTACTGGCGTAAGCAGGTATTTCCATACTATAAAGCCAATCGTAAAAAGGCAAGAGCGCAGTCAGAAATTGATTGGAATCAAATCTTTAATTGTCTAAATAAGATTAGAGATGAGTTGAAACACTACTCGCCTTATAGAGTGTTGCAAGTGGAAGGTGCGGAAGCAGATGACATTATTGCAACATTGTGTATTGAATACGGTACTATATTACAATCAAGTGAAAAAATATTGATCTTATCAGGTGATAAAGATTTTGTACAACTACAAGTGTATGGAAACGTCGAACAGTATAACCCGATTCTTAAAAAACAAATTAAGAACGCCAACCCTCACAAATACTTACGTGAGCATATCCTCAAAGGGGATAGGGGAGACGGGATTCCTAATATAATGTCCTCCGACACGTGTATCATCGAAGGCGAACGACAAAAGTCGTTACCAGCCAAACGAATCGAGCATCTTACTAACATTGCTGATTTGTCCAAAGTACTTCCTCCAGAGCAACTAAACAATTTCAAACGGAACGAACGTTTAATTGACCTCCACATGATTCCCGAAGAACTAATGAATTCTATTTTAGAGAAGTATCATAGCGAAGCTAACAAACCGAAAGATAAGTTAGCAGAGTATTTTAACAAGTTCAAACTCAAAACCTTGACTGAAAATATTGGTGAATTTTAATATGAGATTAGGTATATTTCAAATACTAGAGCAAGCCTCAGCTCTCAAGTCGACGGAAGATAAAATTAACTTCCTACGTCAATATCAGAACCCAGCGTTGCAGACGATTCTACGTTATGCATACGACCCGACAATTGTATGGGATCTCCCTGAAGGTGCTCCGCCATTTAAAGAATGTCCATACCCCGCACAAGAGCTACGTTTAATGTCAGAGGTACGTCGTTTGTATCTTTTTGTTAAAGGTGGCAATCCTAACCTTACCAAAATACGCCGAGAAGCTCTCTACATAGAACTACTTGAATCAATACATCCAAGCGATGCGGCGATCCTTGTTGCTATTAAAGATAAAAAGATTCCATATAAAGGAATCACGGCTAAACTTGTCAAGGAAGCATTCCCAGGTCTTATCGTGGAGCAGGATAATAATGAAGAGCGAACAACTTCATAAAACGAAGAAAACACACAAGTCGTTTAAGGACTTCGGAGACGACAGTCGCCACTTGTCCAAGAAAGCGAAAACACAGCAGTTAGCAAAAGCAAACACCGCCGTAGATAGAGCTATTAGGCGGAAAGACTGGAAAGTCATTATGGATGAAAATTATTAACAAGGAGACTTAAATGGAACTAATCGTAATTTTAGTAGTAGTTGCAGGCTTTGCGTATGCGATATACAAAGCATTCACACCAAAGGCAGTAGAAGTTACTCTACCCGAGCCAACGCCAGAACCAGTAGTTGAGGTTGCTAAACCAGCTGCTAAGAAGACTGCTGCTAAGAAAACTACTACCACAACAACTCGCAAACCACGTACGACAACTAAGAAGTAAATGCCAATCTATTGTTTCCGTGATACCAACACCGATGAAGTATTCGATATTATGATGCGCATCAGTGAACTCGACAATTACAAAGAGGCTAACCCCAACCACGTAAGAGTGATTGAGGCGCCTAATATTGTCTCAGGCGTTTCTATTACTGGAAAAGTGGATAGTGGTTTCAAAGATGTGTTATCGAAAATATCCGATGCTCATCCAGGTTCTCCACTAGCATCTAATCACGGAAAGAAGTCCATCAAGCAAGTTCAAACCGAGAGAGCAATCCGTAAATGGAGGAGCTCCGAATAACAATAACTAACCCAATCGGCAGGAGAAAAATGGCTAGCAAACGCTCAAACGCATTACACGCAGTTAACACAGACACGCAACCCCAATATAACGAGCAACCATCAAGACAACATTTGCCATTGAAAATAAAATTAGATCAAATGAAGACGTTTGATCCACTGACTGATAACCAAAAGAAGTTTTATGATGCATACAAGCGAGGCGATTATTTTATAGCATTGCATGGTGTAGCAGGAACTGGAAAAAGCTTTATTGCATTATATAAAGCACTAGAAGAAGTATTAGATAAAAGTAATACTTTTAGTAAAGTTATTATTGTAAGATCTGCTGTACAAGGTAGAGAGATTGGTCACCTTCCAGGTGACATAGAAGGTAAGTTAGAGATTTATAGACAACCGTATATGCAGATATGCGATACGTTGTTTGGTAGGAGAGATGCTTATCAGCGACTAGAGGAACAGCATGCGATTGAGTTTATCTCAACATCGTTCATTAGAGGAATGACCTTTGATGATGCTATTATTATTGTTGATGAAATGCAAAACATGACATATGAAGAAATCGATACAGTTATGACTCGAGTCGGTCATCGCTCAAAGATCATATGGTGTGGTGATTATAGACAGTGTGATTTGAAGAAACGTGATGATAAGTCAGGCCTACTAAAGTTTTTTGAAGTAGCCGCTTTGATGAAAGCATTCACACGAATTGAATTTACAACTGATGATATTGTTCGTAGTAGTTTAGTGAAAGATTATATCCTTGCAAAGATTCAACTCGAAGACTCAAAACCGTAAATTGTTTGAGCGTCAAGATCTACCACAAATAGATCTTGATTCCACCACAATCAATGGCAAGCGCTATTACTGGACTCCGGATGGTGCATTATATCCATCCGTAACCACTGTCCTTGGTAGTAATCAAGAAAAGAAGGCTGGACTGGATAGATGGCGTAAGAAAGTGGGGGAAGCAGAAGCAAATCGAATCTCCCGTCGTGCTTCTGATAGAGGGACACAACTTCATCAAATATGCGAGGATTACCTCCTTAATAAGGAGAACTATCTAGGGAAGCATATGCCGCTCCATATAGAGTTGTTCAGCCATATACGTCCGGTTCTCGATGAGAATGTAGAAGTGGTGTATGGTAATGAGTTGGCGCTATTCTCACATACACTAAGAACGGCTGGACGAACAGATATGTTCTGTCGGTTTCAGGGTATGAACACAGTCGTTGATTTCAAGACAGCGACTAAAGACAAGAAAGATGGTTGGATTGAAGACTACTTCCTCCAATCTACATGCTATGCTATTATGCTCGAAGAGGTGTACAAAGACATAATGCCATTGCATATTCCTCAGATTGCAATTGTCATTGCGGTTGAAGATGGTGAGAACAAACAGCAATTGTTTGTGAAAAGGACAAGCGACTACCGTGAAAAAGTACTCAAAGTGTTCAACGAGTACCATGACCAAAACCCACTCCCAAAAGGTGTAGTAACAGGCAATCTGTTCGAAAATACACTTTAAAATCAGCTAGTTATAGCCTGTTGACATTTGCTCA